TTGTTTGGCGAAATGCTATCAGAAATTGGTTGGTTTTATAACAGTGCTTTGCTGGGTGTAGAAAATAACAATCATGGTTTAACCACCCTAAAGTCTATTCAGCGGTACGGTTATCAGAACATTTATCGTCAACGCAGGTTGGCTCATGCTCGTCCTGTTCCTACTGAGATTCTTGGTTGGCGTACCACTAGTTCGTCTAAGCCTTTGATGATTGACGAGTTGTCTGCGGCTATCCGTAATGAGGATTTGGATTTGTGTTGCGAGTACACTATTGGGGAGTTACGAACTTTTGTTCGTAAGGAGAATGGTCGTATGCAGGGTTCTCCTCATGATGACCGTGTTATCTCTTTGGCTATCGCTAATCAGATGCTCAAGTTTGTTTATCTACCTGAGTATTATGTGGGTGAAACTATCCCTAGGAACAGTTTGGCTTGGTGGGAACAGTTTCTACAGAAACCTGAAACCCCTACGAAACAACCGATTGGTGCATATAATGTTCGGCATGGTGCAGGAATCACACGGTAACGAACGATTATCCTATTGGTATGACTAGTTATCGTTGTGAACAATGTGATAAAGTGGAAGTTGTTGATATGATTCCACGCCGAGGCAAAGTTTGTTTCGGATGCCATATCAAAGGAATCCGCCTAGGGTTCAAGCATGGTCAAGAGGACTTTCATGGTCCAACAATTAAAGAACGACAGGATAAAACGATTGCTGAAGCCCGTGCTAATGGGTTAAACCCTGAGCCTGTCGGGAGTAAGTGGATTTAATATGTGGGCTGTACCTGTTGTTGTTGCCTTGATTGGCGGACCTATGATGTGGTTGTTAACTAGGTTTGACCGTAGAAATACGGAGCAGCATGGTGCTAATATGAATGTTCTTAAGAATATTGAAGTTAAGATAGATAAGATTGATGACCGTCTTGACGGTCATATTGATTGGCACACACATAAGGATGGTATGAAATGACATATAAGGAAGCATTGAAACGGGCTGTGGCTACATTTGTGGCTGGGGCTACCGCCGCACCACTATCTAGTGCGCTAATTGGTATCTCGTTCTTTAAGGCAGCCGCAGTTGCAGGAGTTATTGCGGTATGGAATCTAGTTGCTAGGTCTGCTCAAGCATGGAAGGCTACTGATGGCTCGTCCCTCTAATTATGATATTCTTGCGCGTTACCGCAAGAAGATTACTGCATCTAAAAAATGGCGTAAAGAAGAGTCATATGACGAAACTTGGAAGCGTCTAGTTGACTTATATCGTGGACGACATTATGAGCATTTCACTAACGAGGACCGCATCTTAGTGAACATGGCGTTCTCTACTGTTAATGTTATTGCTCCTAGTATTTCTGTTAACTACCCGAAGATTACTGTTAGTGCTGTTCAACCTGATAATGCTGCTCAGGCTATTATTGCTGAGGCTGTTGTTAACTATTGGTGGAAGCATCGTGACATTAAGGGTCAGTTCCGTCGTGGTGTTAAAGACCTGCTGATTGTTGGTCATGCTTGGATGAAGGTCGGCTATAAGTATGTTGAGGAAGAACGCATTGGTGATGACGAAGATGTCAACGACCCTAATGTTCCTGAAAACTATATGCAAACAACCTATAATGTTTTAGAGGACGCTCCATTTGTGGAGCGTGTATCACCATTTGATGTTTTTGTTGACCCTGATGGTACAAGCATGGATGACATTAAGTGGATTGCTCACCGTTGTCGTCGTCCTATTAGTGATGTGCGCACAGATAAAAGATATAATCGTTCTGCTCGTGAAGATATTTCCGCTATTTCTTACTCACGCTACAGTACGGATGAGCCTGCTCATCGTAAAGTAAATGACCGTGATGAAGGCTATGCTGATATCTTTGAGTTCTATGACTTGCGTAACAATACTGTTAGTGTGTTTGCTGAAAGTGCTGACACATTTTTGATTAAGCCACAGAAGATGCCATATGCTTTTGGTCATCCTTTTGTAATGTTGCGTAACTACGATGTGCCTGACCAGTTCTACCCTATTGGTGACCTTGAGGCTATTGAACCTTTGCAACGAGAACTTAATAGTACACGCTCACAGATGATGAATCATCGTAAGCGTTATGCTCGTAAGTATTTGTATCGTGAAACATCTCTTGATGCTAATGGTCGTTCTGCTATGGAATCAGATGAAGATAATGTTATGATTCCTGTTATTGGTGACGCGCCATTGGGTGATGTAGTAGCACCGTTCCCTGCGTTGATTAACCCACCTGAGTTCTACAATCAGTCAGCAATGATTGAACAAGATATTAACTCTATTAGTGGTGTTGCAGAGTTTATGCGTGGCAGTGTGTCGGAAATCCGACGCACCGCAACAGAAGTAGGATTGCTACAAGATGCTGCTAATGCGAGGACAGCAGACAAGTTGGCTACTATTGAATATGGTATTGCACAAATTGGTCGTCGTCTACTAGGGTTGTCCCAGCAGTTCTTAACTGGTACTCAGGTTGCTAGAATTACTGGCAAAGATGGTCAGCCAGTATGGATTAAGTATGACCGCGAATATATTGCTGGCGAGTTTGACTTTGATGTTGTGGGTGGTTCTACTATGCCCAACAATGAGTCTGCGCGTCGCGCTCAAGCCAATGACATGGTTCAAACTCTAGCCCCGTTTGCTAGTGCAGGAATTCTAGATATGGCTAAGATAGCAGCGTATGTTCTGCAGACAGGATTTGGTATTAAGAACCCCGAGTCCTTCTTGTCCGCGCCTGCTCCAGTACAACCTGAATTGGCTGGTCCTCCGCCTACAGAAACATTGCCGATGGAAGGTATGCCACCTATGGGTGGCGCACCGACTGAGCAGTTGCCTCCTGAGTTGTTGGCTATGTTGGCTGGTGGTGGCGCACCTCCTATGGACGGTATGCCACCAATGATGCCACCTATGGGTGTGTAACGAACGCTAGTTCTATAAGTAGAGCAACCATAATTGGACTCTAGTATAGGGAGAAATACCTTGGAAAACATAGAAGCCGTCACAGCCGCCCCCGATATGGGACAAGTGGAATCAACGGAAGTTGGAAGTGTAACTGAGCCTAGTGCGCCTAGTTATGATTATGTCAATGTAGAAGATTTTGGCGACAAGTATGTCAAAGTTAAAGTTGATGGGTCAGAACTTGATGTGCCAATCAAGGAAGCACTTAGCGGATACCAGCGTCAAGCGGATTATACTCGCAAGACACAGGAATTGGCTACCCAGCGAGAAAGCCTACAGTTTGCACAAACAATCGCACAGGCATTAGAGCAAGACCCAACAGGTACTATTGAACTTTTGGGTCGGCACTATGGAACGGGTAATCCATCCGTCAACCAGCAGCCTAGTGTGCCTGAATTTGCAGACCCTTTGGAACAGCAAGTGTGGGAAATGAATCAGAAGATTCAATCTTTTGAACAAATCCAAGCACAGGCTCAACTAGAGAAAGAAATCAATAGGCTGAGTACGCAATACCAAGATTTTAACGCATCTGAAGTAATCAATAATGCTTTACGAATGGGTACTGACAACTTGGAAGCGGTCTACAAACAAATGTCTTATGACCGTTTACTACAAGAAGTTAATACTTACCGTCAGGCTAATAACATTGCGGTTACTAAGGAGCAAGAAATCATAGATGCTAAGCGTAACGCGGCTTTTGTCGCTGGTGGAGCGTCTGCTAATGGTGGGGCTACTGAACCTGTTGGAAAAATATCATCTGTTCAAGACGCATGGCTGGCGGCTAAACGACAGATGGGAATGTAACCAAACAAACTCACTCTACTAGGAGAAATTATTATGTCAAACGCTAACTTTGATGCGCTGCTCTCAACAACGCTCGCTAAATATCGTGACCAACTCACAGACAATGTGTTCACGGCACGCCCATTAACTTACTTCTTGACCGACAAGGGTCGCATCCGTATGATTGACGGTGGAACGAAGATTGTTGAACCGTTGATTTACGGTCAGAACAGCACCGTTGCCTCGTACTCAGGTTACGACACCATTGGCTTGACTGCACAAACTGGTATCACTGCCGCAGAGTTTGAATGGAAGCAGTACGCTGCATCTATCGCCATCTCGGGCATTGAAGAAGCGAAGAACAACGGCGATGCCGCTGTTTTGAACCTTCTTGAAGCCAAGGTTATGCAGGCTGAAGAGTCATTGCGTGAAGGTTTCAACACCATGTTCTACGGTGACGGAACTGGCAACAGTGGCAAGGACTGGAACGGTCTCGGTAACCTCGTTGAGGCTAGCGGAACTGTTGGTGGAATCAACCGTGCCACAGGTGGCAACGAGTACTGGCGTTCATACGAGGAAAACACCGCTGGTGCTTTGACTCTTGCTCAGATGAACACGGCTTACAACAGCGTTTCTGTTGGTAACGACCATCCCGATATGGTTCTTACTTCGCAGACTTTGTACGAAAAGTACGAGTCGTTGTTGCAACCACAACTCCGTTACACTGACACCAAGACTGCAGATGCAGGCTTCCAGAACTTGTTGTTCAAGGCTGCTCCTGTAACTTATGACACTGGTTGTACTGCTGGCGTTATGTACTTCTTGAATAGCAAGTACCTCACGCTTGTTGGTCACTCAGGTAAGTGGTTCTCACAGACCGAGTTTGTGCGTCCCGAAAACTTGGATGCCAAGTATGCTTTGATTATGTGCTACGGTAACCTCACGGTCCGTAACGCTAAGAAGCA